GCTTGCCCGCGAGCAGTGCCTAATACACCTAACTGCATGTTGTTCTTGATACCCAAGCCCGTTTTATCAGCTGCCGCAAGCTGAGCTTGATAGGCTTGCGCTTCCGCCCCACCACTTGCACCGCTAGCCGCGCGGTCATAACTTGCTTTACCTGCCAACGTCTGCATTGTGTCGGCATTGGCACGACCACGCAGAACATCCGCTGAATCATCAGTTTTCGATGCATCACGCATCTTCTGGAGCAACGGGTCGTACTTCGCTTTGAAGTATTTGTTTTCGGCCATAGCTACAGCCGCCGACGCTTTCTCGGCTGCTGACGGTTGATAGTCTTGTTTTTTTGGTTTGCTACCCATTACAGTTCTCTCGTATAAACCACTGTGTCTTTGTTCCAACCTTCAGCTAGGAAGTAAGCCTCTAAAGCTGATATCGGTGTTCTGGTTTCAAGGGTCTTAAAACCACTGTCTCTGGCTAGCTGGGTAAAGAATGGTAGATACCTAATCGCGCAACTTTGTCCGCGGTTCTTGGCCCATGCCAACCAAAGTAAAAATGTCCTTGCCCCCGTAAACTCATCCCGCTCTGCGGTCGTGATTACAAATCCCTCTGGTGCTACCCAGAGGTGGGCTTCTCCATTCAGACATGCTGCATAAACATCTTCTGGTCTGAACGTAAGCTGGGGCTGCTCAGCTAAAATTTCTTCAAGTCCAAGCCTTACCCAGTCCCACTCATCTCGTACGTGAGCGGGGGTCGGGCTATCCGCCTTTACCGTATCGTCTGCGTCGGGTGCGCCATGCACCTGAAGTCCCGCCATATCTAACCCTCCTGGCTACGCCTGTGTCAGCACCGCGCGCCTTACGCTCAGCATTTACAGTACCTTCGTTAAATAGAGACCCATACACTCCTGCACCCTGAAGATCTGTCCATTCTTTGTTTGGAATTCTCAGAAGCCGGAAAAGAGCGCCGTTTATAATGGTGTCTCTGTAATCGTTCATTACACCGTCATCGCACGCTGTGCTGGTATGCGTAGGCTTTAGCACCGCACGTACAATGGTGCTCGATACGCTTGTAGCAGTCGGAATTGGGGCTAGCCAAACGAGAGCTGTGCCCTGCTGAACGTAATATTCTGGTACGCCGTTACCCTCGCGCCACTTCGGTATGCGCTGTTCTAAGAGAGTGGAGGTTAGTGGTTCGAGGTCTTTACCCGCGTGCGTGATCCACAGAATCCTCTGTACGGCTGTGCCGGATGGCGCCTCTAGATCATATTCGAAAATATTACCAACCGTAGTTAGTGGATCAAGCTCGGCCTGATAGACGCTAGCTCGCTCACAAAGCTCTATGACCGCGGCCCTAATATTATTTTTAATTAACGTATCAGGGCATCCAGGGACCATTGGCAGGATGTCGGGTAACAGCGCTTCATAAGAAATCGCCATAAATTACACCATCGCTGCTGGGGCTTGCCTACGTTCTATATTTGGATTAGTCACCGCGTCAACCTGCCCTTTACCTGTGACAGAGGCAGTGAATAACTGAAAGTGGCTGCTCGCACGTTGGGCGTTACCTGCGTATTCCGCGTCCTTCATATAAGCCATGTACAGGACGTAGTTCATGATTGCGTTTGCATAAATATCAGGAATAGAAAGGTTATCAGCTTGCGCTACGGCCACGGGGTTGGAGGAATAGATAATCTCTAAATACGCGCTACCGCTGACGCCAGGGTATACATAAAAGTTTCGCGGATTAGCCTCATCATAGACATAGTGTTTTACGATAGCTGAGTGCGCAGCGTCACCAGATACGGCGGGGTCATGCCAGTCAGGGGTTTGCGCGTCAAGTACTTCACGGTCTACAAGACGCACCGCACGCTTACCGGTACCGTTACTCGCAGCAGACATGTTCCTTACTACTTTGAGTAGTCTATTACCGCTGCTGGGGATGTCTTGCTTCGTACCAGTAGCTAGGGTAATCGTTGTATTAGTTGCGCTAGCATCAGGTTTCAGTAGCGCGATTTCCCGCTGAGCATCGTTGATCCATAATACAAGCTCTGCCACGACCGGCCACCTAACACCTGTTGTGTCTTGAAGCACGGTTTGCGCCCTATTAATTACGCTCTGTACTGTGACTGCCATCGTTTTTTACCTATGAGTTGAGGATTGATTCCCAGGCTGCTTCCCGTTCATCAGTACCGATCGTTCGGCCCATAACTTTGTTTACTACTGCAGCTTTGGGGTAACCATCGGCTTTAAAATTCTTGGGGTCACCTTCGTCCATCATTTTCTCTAGAGCAGTGACTAGGTCTGATGAGGTTTCGACTGGTGATACTTCTTCTATAATCTCTTCAAAAACGGCAACTTCAGCGTCGCGTTCTTCAACATATTTTTCGTTGTATTCTTTTGCACCCATCTGTATTGCCAGCAGGCCAATTTCGTCAGCAATCTCTCTGGGTACGCCTGCTTCAAATAGAACAGCTGTCCCGCCTAGCGTCGTTACTCGTAGCGACTCTTTGCTTACAATCTTCATGATTAGTTCCTATAAAGTAAAAAGCCCCCTCCGAAGAGGGGGCGATTGTCTTACTGTGCAGTATCTAGAGCGATAACACCGAAGTCCTGTACAGAGCCACTGATGTCGCTGTTGTACTTAGGCTTACGGAGACCGAAGATCTTGCCTACTGAAATACCAGACTGGTTGCCGTAGTCGAAAGTATCTTCAACCATTTCAGGCAGGCCGATATCAGCCAGAGCCAGAGCCTGAGCACCACAGAACAGCGCGCGTCCGCCAACTACGTCAGCATCAGCACCCCACTTGTAGCCAGCTGCGCCAGCGTTTCCAGAAGTACCAGTAGTAGCGCCAGACGTGTTGAACACATGGCGGAACTCGTGGATCATTACGCCGTCAACCATCAACGAAGCTGAGCCAGAGAACAAGCTGTTGCTAGCTCCTCGGACGCCTGCGTTGCGAACGTTAGCCAAGAAATCAGAATCTAACTTCAGGCTAGCCATTTGCTGTGGAGTAACAAACATGTGGAAAGTTTCCTGGTTACCAGCACCACGAATACCACGGATGTAGTTATCTTTAGCATAGGCTTTCAGCTCTACGATGGTGCTGTAGCCGATCTTGTCAGTAGCAGCGACGGCTGTAGTATCACCAGCAACCAAACCGTTAGTAGCGTCCCAGCGGCGGTGACGGTCTGAAGTAGGAGCTGATACGTCAGAAGCAAACTCAAGGTCAACCAGCTCGTGGCCAGCGGAACCTGAAGTAGCGCGTAGGCCACCGTTGTTCTTGCTAGTGAAAGCGACACCTGACAGCGCCAAAAATGCCAACTGGTCGCAGCGGTCAGCCATTGCGTAAGCAAGTGCATCACGAGACTGCTCGCGGAAGTTAACTACGGTCTTCTGGTCGGTCATACGGCCAGCGATGCGGTTTGCAAAACGAAGCTGATCTAGCTCGATGCTGATGTCATACGCGCGGAGGGCTTCTTCATTCCCTTCCAGAGTATTGTCACCAGTGATACCGTCGCCAGTCATGTCTGCGAGCAAAGTGATGTTAGCTTTTGTGCCTTTCTGGTTCTTAGTCAGCTCAGTTACTCGCTGAACCATAGCGTTAGAACCTGTACCAGCGAACTGGTTAATGAAAGATTGATTGCGAGCTACTTTCCAGAAGTCGCGGCTCCATGCTTGGAGCTGATCACCAGTTAAGGTGCCGAAATTTGTTAAAGCCATGATGGGCTCCTATTAATAAAGTAAGATAATTAATCAGAGGCATTAGTGCCACTAATATTGGTAGCCGACTTTAGGAGCGGCTAATCCGTATTCCCGTATCGTGGGACAACGAACTAGCGCTTATTAACGAGGTGCGACCTCGACAGGTTTTACGCCTTGTGCAGGCGAGGGATACGTTTTTTACGGCTACGGGCCGACCCCATATCGTAGGGATGGACGTACAAGCATATTAGTATAGCTAATATAACAAAGCAACTACTATTCGTAGATTATCGTATTCTCGGGGTCTACATACTCAGGGACGCAATACGCATACACTGGTGTGTGATACTTTCTACGTGTGCCCTGGATTGTTAGCTCCTCTGCGTACCATCTGCAACGGGCTAAACCCTGCCAGTAGCTTTTTGCGTTTTGCTGTATTTCACCGTTCACTACAATTATTAACGCAAAGACCAACTGTTTCACGCTCTATACCGAGCGGTCTTTTTAGCGATCTTCTTGGGCTGCTTACTAAACTGCTTACCAGCTTTAGTGTCCGCGCCTTTATTGTTAGCCCTGATGTTGTGTTGATTAACGTGGATGCGAGTCTTCATTGATCACCACTTCGCGCGATCTGCCCAATAGGCAGCGCTCATTTTTCCCTTTGAGATGTTCTTCGCGTGCCGTGCTTTGAAGCTCGCGCGCTTTTTCTTCATCTTTTCAGACTCGCCAGCCTTTGGTTTCCCTGCTGTAGACGCCCCCTGCTCGCCGAAACGGATCGTTTTGATCTTATCCCCCTCTTTGGCCACAACAATGTGCGACTTTTTAGGGTGGGAAGGAGTCCGCTTTGGCTTGTTAAAGCCCGAGACTCCTGCTCGGGCTAATCGTGGGTCTTTTTTAACTGGCATTTGTCACCTCATTAAAGAATATCGCCTCTTAGGCGTTTTAAAGTTGCTTCAGGGAGGGCAGCGAACTCTTCTTCAGTCATAGATGACAAGTCGAGCCCTTTTTCGCCGTGGTTAGAGGAGCTTTCACCAGGAAGTTCCGGAGGTTGAGCCTCTGCTGCGCGAAGTTTCTTGCTAACTTGTGCGCGTTTTTTGGCTAGTTCGTCACTTTTCTGCGCCTTACCGGCCAGACTTGGCACACTTTCTTGCGTTTGGTCTAAATCGTGGTCTTTCACGACGTACTTAACAGCTTTTGACAGCGCATCTACAGCTTCGTAACCTTTCATGATAAAAGCATCACGCAGTTCAACTACTTCATTAGTCACTTCTTCGTTGAAAGCGTCCGAGTTGCGGTCAAAAACAGGGTACGCCTCTTCCAACGCGTTAGCAGCCTGTTGCAGTGCGGTCATCTGGCGGTCTTGGCTTACCGTCTGGTTCATTTCTTGTCGCATTTCGAACTCAAGCTGCTCCCGCTCAGCTTTTCTAATCTCTCTTCGGAGCGCAACAGCTTTTTCTGTTTCACCATCCAATACCATGTTTTGGTATTCAACTTCTTTTGCATCGAAATCGTACGATTCGGGCGCTTCTGCTGACTTTTCATTCGCTGCGGTCATCTCGTCTAGTTGTTTTTGAAGTGCTTTCTGTTTTGCTAACACTTCATCGAGGCGCGCCTTGGGAACCATAGGTTTTTTAGCTACTTTTTCCTCAACTACCGGCTCTTCTTCTAGCTCGGCTTCTGGCCCTGTTTCTTCTTCTGTACTTTGTTCATCTTCAGAAACAGTTTCCTCGGGTTCTTCAGGTTCTTCAGGTTCTTCGGCAACGGTTTCCTCTTCTTCAACTTCTTCGGGCTCCTCTTCGGGGGTTTCGAAACTTAAATCCAACTGAGGGGCGTCATCTTCCTCGGGGCGATCTGCACCAGGCATTACGTCGAACTGCATTGTGGTCTCTTCTGTGGATGTATCGTCTTGCTTACTCATTTAAGAACTCCTGTTGTTCCTGTTAGTATTTTGAAAGGCTGCGGTTGCCAACTTGGTAGCCGCAGAGGTCTGGCTTTGGTTTTCTTTTGTTGCATTACTTAGGTCTGCTAACTCACGACGTAGTTCGAGTTGCTCTTCATTGATCTGTATCTTGGCCCGTATCTCAGCCATACGGATCTGTGGATCAACGTCGGTAGTATCTTGCACTTTGGCGATGTTCAGAGCGGCTTCAGACTGAGTCTTCTTAACATCAGCATCTAGTTTCGCCATCTCAAGCTGTAGCTGCTGCATTTGGATCTGCTGCTGCTGAGCCATAGCTTCTTGCTGCTCTGGGGTTGGCGGCTCTTGACCTGTCATCTGACGGATGCGCTTAGCCAGTTCGCCTTTGCGGGCCAAGTGGCTGTACTCAATAATCGCGTCGTCCGGTACAACTACTCCTGCCTGCCGTAGCGCGAGAGCTTCTGCGAATTGAGTCTCGTCGAAGCTGTCTCTCGCTGGCGCAGTGGCGACAATCACGTCGTACTCACCAATAGTCAGGTCGTTAATAATCTGCCCTTCTGGTGTTTGCTCGTTGATAACCATTTCTTCGCGCGGCTTGAGAGGGTCGGCTTCGTTGGTGACCTGGATAACACGCTGCTCGGTGTAAAAAGTCTGGATTAGGTTAAGGATCTTCTCTGCTAGGTATTGACGAGACTTGCGCAGGTTATCTAGTGGCACTTGGATCATGATCGCGCCGCGGTTCTGCTTAGCCTGGATCGCGATACCTGATACCTCCGCGCTATCAGTGCCCAGCATCGAATCGTTAACACCAGAGATAGTCTTGATGTTAGCCGCAGCTTTCTGCGCGATACGATCTAGACCAGTAGGTATCTGGTTTGCACCAATCTTCTGTGGGGGTGTAGTCCCACGCGCATACTCAAGTACAAGACCTGTCTCCGCACCATGCTCCTCGAGGTCATCTGCAGTCATACCGACCAATGATCCCGACTCAACCATCCAGCCACTATTAGCTGTGGTATTAACTATATGCAACTCTTGAGACGCTATTTTGTTTAGCTGCTCCTGCGGAGATAATAGGTTCCGCACTGCGCCGAACGGGCGCCCTCTGCGGAAATAGCAGAAAAATGGGACAATCGTAAACTGGTTGTAGGGAGACCAGTCATCGTGTAGCACAACCTGATCGCAGGTAACGGTCCAACGGATCTTCCGTATGATCTTGCTTATTAGGTTCAAGTTGTACTGCTTGGCAAACTTCTTATTCTTAGCCTCGCTCCAAGCATCAGGCGCTTGTCGTTGGTCACCTGTGTCTGGGTCTACAAAGAACATCGCACGGCTCAGCTTTTTATGCTGACGCTCAACGACTCGCAGCGCCTTAATATTCCGATACTCCTCGTCGCCTGGAACACCAGCCCCGAAATAATCGTCATTGGTCTCGGTGTCGCCGAAACGAGTCTCTTGGTACTCGACAGAATCTGGGCCAAAACTCATGCCGTTCTCAGCGACAAACAATAGACGCTCCGCCTTTTTCTCTCCGTACAACTCTGCGATCTCATCAAGCGTCATCCAGCGAGTTTCGAACACCTCATTCCACGTCTTCGGGTCTGCGTCCTTGGCATCTGGGTCGATAAGTATGTCTAGCGGATCTTTGGCCGTGATTCGTATCTCACCCTCAACGTGGTCGCTAAAGTCCATGCGAACATCAAAATAACCGCGGCCATCCATAATCAAACCGTCGCTAAATACCTGCTGCTCGACCCAGTCCAGCTTGTTATTGTCGGCTATCTGCATATACAACTTAGTCAGCGTGTGGGCTATAGCCCCATCGCCCCCTCGTCGTGGTTTGAACTGGATGTCAGCTCTGCGCGTAGACTGCTCACCCAAAATGGTATTAATAGTAGGGAGAATAGTATTGATCGTCAGAGCGGGTCGGCCTTCAGCTTCTAGAGCCGCGGCGTCCTCATCATCCCACTGGTCACCTTGGTAATACTCATCACATTTGAGCGCCATCTCTACGTAGTCTAAGTGCCCGTTATCCCGTGCACGTTCATAGCGTGCCCATTGGGTGCGTGTGATCTCTTCTTCTTTAGCTGGATTTAGCTTTGTTGGTTTCATCGTTATGCGCTCATAGCTGATTTAGTGCGTTCACCTTTGAAAAGACCAGGTAACCGGTCTCTCCAGCTCGGCACATGCTCAACGCGCTCAACAAAAGTGCTGAACTCCGTCATCATGAGACCTATCCAAGCTAAGGCGTCTACCTGATCGTCGTGTACCCCATTCGGAAAGCGCAATAACTCTGCTACCAGTGGGCCAGTAAATTCTTCATCTCTTGGCATGAAAACCATGCCCTGCTGCATCCGGCCTTGGATTGCTCTGGCACGCGCCTCCTTGTCCCTGCGGCCAGTCTTTAAGTCTTTGAAGTACGCTTCGTACAACCCGCGCTCGCGAACGCGCTTCTCGAGGAACGGC